TCTACTATTTATGAGTAGACCCTTTTTTATGAAAAAATGTTTAGGATGCCAAATTGAAAAACAAATAACCGAATTTAACAAACGAACAAGTAACTATGACGGTTATGACCACCGATGTAGAGAATGTATTAAGATATACATTAGAAACTTAAATTCAAGGAACTCAACTGATAATGTTGTTGACTATAAATTAATTAGGGAGAATGTTATTCTTCAAGAAAAACTATCTGCAGATTGTTTGTTAAAAAATATTGGATACGAACTTGAATCAGAGTTATCTGTTCACGAACAATTCTTAATAAGACATAATCTTATTTAAGAGTTTGTGGTATGACCATACCAAGTTGGGAAAGGACTACCAGCACATAAAGGACCCATCGCATTAAAACAACCATTTCCACCTGATGCTCTCCATTTTGAACTCCAAGCAAAGGCTGATGTTGGAATAGTAAGTGGTGATTGAAATGGTGTTGCTGGTATTGGAGGTAATTGACCATCATTTAAGTTTCCAGAATTATACTCAGGATATAATCCACTACGGAATATCAAATGTCTTCTTAATAGATTATCATTAAACTCAGCTTGTTGTTTTGCGTTTGACTTAAGATATTGGAATGTTCTATGGTCAATCTTATCACCCTGCTCACTTCTGTTTTGTGTTAACCCAACAGAAACGAATTTAACGTAGAAATTATCAATTACAAGGTAATATGCGTATGTAATCAACATCGGTTGAATATAAGTGTCTAATAGATTCTTATACACAGCATTTGAAGGACTTAAAATGGCATTAGTATCAACCAGGTTTAACATTTCTTCAAACAGATTTGTTCCCAATGATTCTTGAAGGAATATTGCTTGGGCTTGGATTATACCAAAGCGTAGTTCATCAGATTGAACGTTCTCTGATATTGGTGTATTTGTCTTAAGTAAATCTTCTGAGATTAATAATACCTTATTCATTATAATATTTGGTTTTGTTCTATAACTAAACTTATCGTTTCATCAGGATAAATAAGTTGAACGATTGGGGTCAACTCACGATTGATGAAGTTCTGTAATGGTCTAATTGATGTTGACATAAACAACTTATAGGCTGTTTCCAATTGTTCTGCTGATGAAGTAAATCCACCAGGATTTGGTAAACCAATTAATGAACCATCAATAATTTTATGACCTGACATTATTTGTTTTTGAACCAACTCAAATATACCTGAAAAATAACCAGTTTCTACTGTTGAAGCAATTTGGGTTATTTCTGGCTTTTGTTCTGATTCTCCATATGACACAATGACACGTCCACTATTTTCTGCACCAGCATAACGACTCTCAATTCCTTGAAGGATTTGATTCTGTTCGTTTTGTGAATCAGGAGCAGGAACATTAAAATGTACCCATAAACTTGGATTTAATCCATTTTGAATGTGGCTTAAGTTATACACAGTAATCTCGTGGTTTAACCTAACATCGTTGATTACAGATAACCAATCAGGTACTCCATAGTAATCATATCCACTTTGGAAATTCTTAATGTGGACAATTTGTCTGTCCGTAAAGTTCATTGGGTTAAATTCACTGAACTCAACCATACCAGATTTTCTCCAATTTAACCAATCTCTACAATAAAGATATTTTGTTACATCACCACCCATTTCTTCAGGTTTGTGTAATCTCATATATCTTGATGGGATTAGATACATACCTGCTAATCCTTGGCTTCTGTCTTGTTTCCAAACAACCTCTAAAAATACATTACCAGTGGTAATAAATTCATAATAGATTTTCTTGGCAATATCATTAAGATTTTCTTTTGTATTAACCTTATAATCGTTGATATAACCCATTCCAACTGAGTTATCTACCTTACTCCTAACACATGCGTTTTGGATTGGACTGGCGTCATTTAAAAGGTATAATTCATTAACGAATTGATTGTCCATACCCCAACTAATGAAGGGCACATTTTTATTGATAACCTCACTAAACGAAGATAGGGTTGCCTTATTAAACTTTAGATTTTCTATTTTAATCATTATCCGTTATATACTTTAAATACTTCAGTACCTCCGCTATATGAAACTATTTCATTTTGTGGTGAACCTGAGTAGTTGACTGTTGCCGTTCCTTCATATACTACATCGTAAGACAACATTGGGTTTAGATTGGAGGTAGAACATTGTTCATAAATTTTCACAAAATACTGACCTGCCTCCAAGTGTAAATTAACAGTATTAGCTGAAGTGGATGCTGTAAATACTTCAGGTGAAGTATAATCTACATTCATTGTAAATAGGTCATAAGATGGAGCATAATCAACCATAGCAGGAACTCTAAATGGAATTGACTTCCAGTTCTGCTTTGTCAATTTATGTGTCATTGACCAAAGATAAGTTACATTACCTGTTAAAGTTTTATTCCTTGAACAAGTTGCAACCACTTCGTTAAATGTACCAGCCTCTATTTGAACCATTTTATATTATTTTAATTTTTTAACAACTAATACCATATTTTGTGGTTATATAACCAGTTACAGATGATAATTCTGTTGAATTTAATACTTTATTATAAATAATAATTTCAGCAACATCAAAACCAGCTCCATAATTTGTATTAGCGGCATTAAATAAGTGTAATGGATTTGATGGTTGTGAAGAAAGTGCACTTCCAGTATTAACTACAGTATCAGTATTTAATCTTATTAAATTTGTTGAGCCATTCCAAATAGCTCTTAATACTGATGGTACATTATTAGTTAATGCTACTGTTGTTGCTAAACTAGTTGAAAATCCAAAATTAATACCATCAGTTCCACTACCATCTGTATCTATAAATATAAATCCTGTACCATAACCACTTTGCTCCATATATCTTTGATAGCTTCCTGGTAATGTTTGATATTTTTGTAAAACAATAAAGACACTAGATGTTGATGTTGATGGCCAATTAGATGCTGTAGAATAATCTGAATTATTCATACCATGAATATATGCTTGATTATTAACACCGAATCCTGATGAATAATAAGTAGCTTTAGTTCCATTATTAAAATTAAAGTTACCCATAGTATTTGATAAGTCTTGCCATACTGTAACACCTCCTGAATTTGTAACACCTGTTGAAGCATCAAACCATCCGACTAAACTAGTGATATCTGTTGGTTTAAATGTACAATTAAGACAACCAGTAGGGCTGGCAGATGTAATTTCACCTGCCGCTCCACCAGATACTAAGTTCCATCTTGACAGATTGGATAATTCAACAATATATGTGTTATTAGAAATTGGTATTGTTAATGCAGAATCTACATAAACATATTCACCAAGATTCAATGATGAACCTTGTGATAATGGGCCATAAACAGTTACAGATGCTCCTGTTGATGTACAAGGTGGACAAACAGTACTTCCTGTATAAACTAAATATGATTGTGATGAAGGTGCAAGAGTTTTAGTAGGAGTTGGAGTTGTAGTATTAGTAGGAGTTTGAGTATTAGTTGGTGTGTTTGTATTCGTTGGTGTTATCGTATTAGTTGGAGTATTAGTAGGAGTTGATGTATTAGTAGATGTAATAGTATTAGTAGGTGTATTAGTTGGTGTTGCAGTCTTAGTAGGTGTTATCGTATTAGTTGGAGTTTGAGTATTAGTAGGAGTTTGAGTATTGGTTGGTGTCTGTGTTGTTGTATTAGTAGGGGTAGGCGTTGGAGTATTTGTTGGACAAATTAATGAATATGTAAGATATGATGTATCACCACTTACAACATTTAATCCATTTTTTGGATAATATAACGAACCATCATTTAACCATTGATAAAATTCTAAATCAAATAAAGTTACAGTTGTTTGTAATCCACCATTCATAAAGTAATCATCTGTAGTTCTAACTATCACATATCTATCAAATCCAAATGCACTATCAAAGAATACTAATTGATAGTATATTGAACCATCAACTTTACCATATGTTGTAAATGTATAACCGCTAGTTGGTACTGCTCCTTCATGGAAACTAAAAGGATTGCTTACATAACCACCAACCATTGTTCCACCAGTATATGAGTGTAATCTATTATAAGTTCCACTAGCACCAGTATATGAAATATCAGTTACTAAATCATCAACTGTTAATATGTTTATTTCAAGTTGTTCAGGACAAATTGGATTTGAGGTTGGAGTAGGAGTTGCGGTATTAGTTGGAGTATTAGTTGAGGTAGATGTATTTGTTGGGGTAACTGTATTAGTCGGCGTTGATGTATTAGTAGATGTAATAGTATTAGTAGGTGTATTAGTTGGTGTTGCAGTCTTAGTAGGTGTTATTGTATTAGTTGGCGTTACAGTATTAGTTGGCGTAATAGTTGGCGTTACAGTATTGGTTGGTGTTGGCGTATTTGTAGGTGCTGGAGTACCAGTTGGGACAGGAGGAATTAATGATGTATATTGTACTACAATATCATCTATAGCTCTTTGTTCACCAAGATAATAACTAAACTTTTTTCTATAAAATACCTGAGCCATTAATTAAATTTTCTACCTTATTTATATATTCATTTATATCCACATTACAATTGGTTGGAAATATAAACTCTTTTAATCTTGTTATTCTTTTTTTATCTTTATGATAAATAACGTTTAATGTTATAACACAAGTGATAAGATTTAAATTAACACTTTCAACATAATACTCATCAAACGCAATTCCATCAACTAAATACATATTATTTTATTGGTGGAAATGGTGGTTCAATTGGGGGACACCAATCAATTAATGGTATTGATTTAATCCATTCATGTTCTACATAAATTGAATTATTTACTTCTTCTGTTGAAATAATCCAATTATCATTACAATCCAATATTGGATTAAAATATAAATCTGATTGAATTAATTGTCCTATCAAACTTTCTTTTTCTGATTCTGTCAATAATACTACTTTCATATTTTTAATATGTATTTCTACCTAATGATGTTTGGAATGTGTTTATAATCGTTGATAAAGTTGATACTTGAGCCGCAGTTAACCCTAAACCAAGTGTTGAGAATCTATATTGATTATTATAAAACTGAGATGCTGTTCCATCATTATTAAATGCTCCAAGATAAACGGATAATCTATCAACAACTGAATTTTGATTTGTATTTGTAACAATACTTCCATTTCTATATAAAGCAATTGATGTGCTAGCTGATGTTGAACCAGTTGCAGAAGCTAATAATAATCCTTGAGTTGATGGAGTTCCTCCTGGCGAGCTTCCACCATTAGTTGATACACCATAAAACCATTCAGGGGCTCCGTCTTGACCAATAACAAAATAACTACCATTACTATCACTTGAACCAATATACGCTTTTCCTGAACCACTTGGGGCATTATTATTACCTAAATAAACAGATAAATGTTGATTACCTAATGTTGTTCCAGAAGGGTAGAAAAATGTATTACTATAAGCATTTGTTCCATTTGAAGTCGCACCTGAACTGTTAAACGTCCATCCACCAGTAAATGATAATCTATAAGCGGCATTACTATCTACAGGATTTTTACCATTAAATTTACATCCAGCACTATTACCACCTAACATTGGATAAAATGCGCTCATTTTGTCCCATAAATTATTTGATACGAGTGATGTAAATAATGTAATTGTTGCTGCAGATACAGTTGAAGTGATACCAGTTCCTCCAGCATCAACAACTGCTCTTAAATAAGCTTGAGCCTGTGTAGTTCCAGACGCAATAGAACTTGGAGTTGGAGTGTTAGTTGGAGTTCCTGTATTTGTTGGAGTATTCGTAGCAGTTTGAGTAGGAGTTCCTGTATTAGTAGGGGTTTGAGTATTCGTAGGAGTTGAAGTAGGAGTTCCTGTATTTGTTGGAGTATTCGTAGCAGTTTGAGTAGGAGTTCCTGTATTAGTAGGGGTTTGAGTATTCGTAGGAGTTGAAGTAGGAGTTCCTGTATTTGTTGGTGTTACAGTATTAGTTGGAGTAGGGCTTGGAGTAATATTAGAAACAGATGTTTCTTGTGGAACATCCATAATAATTGGCACCCACACATTACCTCTGTTGAATTTTTCACCCAAAGGTTTCATTAACTCTGATACAGATTGATTTACTGGTTGTCTTCTATTAGGATTACCAGGTCTCCATTGTTTTCCACCCCAATTTATCATATAATACTTTCTTTTTGGCTAATAAAAGGGGAGTGTTTAACTCCCCCTTTAAATTTAATTATTAAGATTGGAATGTAAAACCACCTGCAGTGAATACCGCTGCGATAGTAGTAGTTACATCTACTTCTCTAATTGATGTAGGTTCACCACCAGAAATAGTAAGAGCTGAAGCTCCATTTAAATCTGTGTAAGCCATACCTGTTTGTAAGCTAGACGCACTTACGATACCTCCGTTGTCAAGGAATACCAACCAATAACGATTGTTATTATCTTCAACAAGAGCGTATACTTCATTTTGTGAAACTAAGTCCACAACAACATCTCTCAATGTAGTGTCTAATTTTGGTAAGTTAAGAACCAACTCAGGTTGGAACGTTACCGATTGTGATGTAGTGTTTACACCTAAATTTTCTGTCAATGAAGCAGATTGTTTTGGTAATTGGAATTGGAACCAAGTTCCTGTTCCACCGATTGCAGTAACCATTCCGTTAGAAACAGTATAACCTGTAATTTCACTACCAGCTCCACCTAAAAACCAAGCTGTCTTAAGACCACCTGTACTTGAAGTACGACAATCTAAAGTGTAGCCTGTTTGTATATAACATGATGCCATAATATATTTTTTATTTAATTTTTATAGTTTATTTTTTTAAAGGTGGCTTTTAACACCACCTTTGAATTATCCTTTACAAACGCAGAATGATGATACATCAAAAATACCTAATCCATAAGTAACGTGAGCTTGGATTTTCACGATATCTTCAAATGGGTCATAGATAGATTTAACTGTCATGATTTCGCTGTTCATACCAACCATATAATAGCCAGCCGCACCTGCGTAGTATGCAGAAACGCCATCAAGACCAACTGTAGGAATTACTCTTACGTTAGTACCTGGTAACATTAATGACCACTCAGCTCCTTCAGCAACTCCACCAAAATCAGCAGTGAACAAGTTCACATAAGAGCTGTTTCTCATAGAAGCAACTAAACCTCTGTAGTTAGAGTAAGATGTAAAGATTACTAAGTCATCTCTGTGTAATACATTCGCAGGAATGTTTTGGTAGATTGTAGTGAATACATCTAAACCATTTGATGCTGTAGCAGCTGTGTAAGCGATTTGTGTAGCTCCATTACCTGAAGTAACTAACGCACCAACACCATTGAAACAAGCTGAACCATAAGTTCCACCTGAAGTAGTTTTGTTATTCCAAAGTTGTAATTCAACCTGACGAGCAATTCTGTTAGAAATATCTGTTAAGATAGTTTCTTCAAAAGGAACTTGCTCTTGAAAGTTAGCGTTTGTTAATGATTGACTCAAGTAAGTGTCATATAAGTCATACGGACATAATTGAGTATTCATTTTTTTATTACACAAGTCAACTGTAACTAAGTTTTGAGTTGTAGTACCAGTTGGGTCAAAGCCACAAGATAAGTCTTGTAAGATAACATCAGTTTCTACCCAACCAACTTTTTCAGTCGTACCTTTAAGGTTAGGACGGATGGTTGCGTATTTAGGAAGTGTTAATCCTAAGATTGATTTAATCAACATATCTGAACCGTATGAGTTATACGTTGGAAGGTTTGTTAAATCATAATTGAATGAAAATTTTTTCTTATTTTCCATGATTTTATTTTTTTTTATTTAATTGTTTATTTTCTTAATGATTTGATAAGTTCAAGTTTATAATCATCAAATGATTCTTTGTAAGTTTTCTTTTCAACTACAGAGAATTTTTCAGGTGATTTTTTGAAACTATCAAAATCGGATTTTAATGCTGATACTTCAGCTTTCATCATTCCCTTCATTGATTCCATTTCAGATTTCATTTTCTTCATTTCTTCAACCATAGGAACTAATAGTTCTAATAAGTCATCAAGACTTGCACCATTTTCTCTAGCCACTCCTTCTGCTGGTTCTTCAACGATACCTGTTTCCACAGCTGCCATTTCTTCAACATTTGAGCGTTCAGTTATGATACCATCTTTAACTTGAATTCTGATTTTGTTTTCATTTCCAGATTCATCTTTTAAAACTACTTGGTGTTCACCATCTGGTGCTGGTTCTTTTGAACCATCTTCTTTAATTTGATAAACATTTTCACCAACATCAAAAGTGTTAGATTCTAAAAGTTGTCCTTGAGCATCTCTAGCTTCAGTCATTGCAACAGCATCTTCGGCGATAACATCACCTGATTCAATTGCAACAATTACTGATTCACTATCAACAGTTACTTTAAGGTTTTCACGAGTTATATGCGAACCCATAGGAGCTGGTGTTAGAGTTGATTCCCCAACCACATATAATACTTGACCTATTTTAAAATCCTCATCTAGATTATTAGTTACTTCAGTTCCGTCTTGTAATTTTGTAGAATAAAACTTTTCAGATTTGAATGTAAATTTCAACAATTCAGCGATTTTATCAATTGCTTGTTTTGCGTTCATAATTTAAATTTAATTTAATTTATTGTTTATGTATATAAATATACTTTTGTTTTATGATGATATAACACCACTAGTCTACTTGGTTCAATATTTTAAATATTTCTTCAAGTATAATATCTTCTTTATTAAAATCTTGTTTATAAAATCTTAATAAAAATTCTCCTTCAATACTGGCACCTTTTATCTTACCTGATTTGACATAGTCATTCCATATCATATCACCTTCTTCAGTATCCAATATTTTATATCCACCCATCCAAGAACCAAATGGAACTTGTTCTTGAGTAAATCCTAATTCATAGGCTTTATCACTAGGTCCATTAACAATCCAAGATTCAACCATTACCATATCATTAAACTTTTGTTCTGAATGTTCGTAATTGTTTTGTCTTAATCTACCTTCAATCATAAACTTATTCCTAATCTTTTCAATTACATCAGGCCTAAATCTTACAAAATAGATATCACCATTATCATTTCTTGGAATAAGAATGTTTGGTAACATTAGTGGTGTATAAATCATTCTTTGTTCAGCATCAGACTTGAAGATTTGTTTTGACATATTTTGTTGTGATACAATATATGCTACCTCTGATTTTCTTTTTGTTTCAGGACTATAATATCCGTTGTTTGGCATTGATTTTGGGGCAATACCTGCTCTACCATCAGCCATGCCTTGGTCTGATTTATCTTTACCTTGAAATAGGTATTTGTGCCACGCGTGAACACAATTTGGCCCACCTTTAAATAACCACTTTGAATATGGTTGTTTCTCGTGTCCAAACTCTGTATTTGTATCTTTTAATAAATCAATCTCTAATCTACGGAAATACCTTTCTTCAATTGACGTACAAAAATCTCTATCAGGTGCCCCACTTAATACTCTTTCATATTTGAAATATATTGTTGGGTTCTTATGATTTCTCTTATATATTTCTTGTTCTGTTGCTCCTCTCATTGAACCAACAATAGCCTCAAACTTTTCATAGTCAGTTTCCATTAAGAATTTTAACATCTTAACGGTTTCAATCTCTTCTGGTGAATACTCATCAATTCCAAATGAATAAGACATTTCTTCTTGTCTTGTTATTTCACTTTCTAACCATTTCTCTGCTCTACCTGTTTCATCTAATCCCCAAGAATACCATG